GCCATTTTAAATTCCTAAATTAGAGAGTGGGACCGACAAAAGCCGGTCCCAATATTTATTTAGTCTGTAGTATTGGACTCAAAGTACTGGTATGCCCAAGTACAAGTGAATCTTTCAATATTATCATTATCAGCATATGATACCGCAATTTCTGACAAGTCTTGAGGATATGCACCACGGAAAGTGTATGTCTTCAAAATGTCACCATTGCGATCTAGCTGATCAACTTTTAGATCTGCTTCGTATGCAATTGGTGTTGTAAGACCAGTATTTGCAGAGTGTGCATTAATACCATTCATCCAACGCTCAATTGCATCACGGATAGCAAAATCGGTATCATTAATAATGGTTGTTGACCATTCAGCAAATGTACGGTCACCAGCCATTTTTAGAATTCTTCCACGGAAGAACACTGGAATAATACCAAAAGTTGATCCAGGTAGTGAAGCAGCTTCACACAAGAATGAAGTTAATTCTGCATCACCATTTGCAAAACCTGGATAGTTAATTGTTACCTTAAAGAGGTTAGGGCGTGCACCGCCACCTCTCAGTTTCGATTTAAAATCATCTACGCCGAGAACAGCCATTTTACCTTACCTCCTTAAACTGTGCCAACAACTTCTTCAAAGTCCACACCGGTTCTAACTGCCACAAAATTCAATGTGACATAGTTAATTGACCGAGCAGGTTTGATGAAGATGTTTGCGATGAATTCATTACGATCGACAATAGCAGGAGTGTTATTGGTTTCATCACAGACCACACGGAAGTCTGTAATACCACGTCTACCTTGAACCTCTCTCAGTACAGGCTCTACAATGTTTACGAATTCTGCACGAGTAAACTCATCATTGAATTCAAACAATACTTGTTGAGCTGCTCTACCGATTGCTCTTTCCAGAATGAGGAACAGTCTACGTACGTTGATACGATCAAATGCACTTGGTCTACCAAGCATTGTCTTATCGCCATAGAGAAGTGTACCTTGTCCAGGAATATTAGCAATTGGGTTCACATCAATTTTATACAGTGTATCTCTTTGTGCTTTATTTGGTGTCCAAGCCAAGCCTGTAATACCCAAATACTGACCACGTCTAGAACCAGCTGGTGAGAACCAAGGAGCTCTATTTAAATCAGTTGCTGCACAGATACCTGCAGTAGATGATGCTGCTGGAATGAAAATGTATTGGTCGTTGTACTTATCATAAACTTTCAAGAAGTTATTATCTGCTACAAGATATGATGAGTTAGTAAAAGCATTTGCAGTGGTTACGATATTATTTGTAATATCTGCTGCACTTGTAAGATTTACTACATCATCTCTAGCAGGAGAAGCACATACAATACAATCTTTGCGAAGTGATTGAGCAGTTGAAACCAGATCATTTACAATTGTTGTTTGATCTGTTGTATTGGTCATACTTGGAGCAATCAAGAAATCAACCTCAACCTGATCTTTATCTTCAAAAAGATCATAACCGTTGAGAACTTCTGATGTACCAAGGGCGCCTGAATTTACGCCTCTTACCAAGCTATGATTAACAATAGCAGGCACGGTTAATGAGAAATCATCACCGCTATCAACTTGTGTACCAGCACCAGCTGTGTTATAGTCTGCATCCCAACCAACCATCCAAATATACTCTGAACGCTCATTAATTACATCCAGTGCATAGTTTGTAGTTCCATCAGTATTTTTTGCATCAGATGCAACTGATAGGAATGGGAATGTTTCTAGAACAGTACCTTTTGTACCGGTGAATTTGCCATCCTGGTCAATAACAGCAATATGGATTTCATCATCCACTGCGTTACGATCAGATGCATAATCAGATGTATCAGGAGCTTTATCAAAGCTTGATGCATATGACCAACTTGCAAATTGTGTTGCATCTGAAGGACAGATTGATACTTGTAGCGAATTACCTAGTGCGCCTGGATATTTCGCAATGATTGTGTGTGAATCTGAATCTAAGGCAGATTGTTGTGCCAACCAATCAGCATCGTTCTTGATAAACTCAGTAGGTAGTGTACCATCACTATCTGTTGAGAGTTGACCAATTGGTGAACGAGCATTTTTGGCGGCAGATGTTGCTTCCCTTACCACTTGCAAATTACTTGAGTAACGCAAGAAGTATTGTGCCGAATGGAAGTCAACAGTCGATGCTGAGTCCGGAGTTGCAAAGGTATCAACAAGAGTTGCCTCATTGTCTACTAATACTCTTTGTGCAACAGGACCCCAACGATAGTTACCAACAATTGCGCCAGTTGTTGACTGGACGTTTGGAACGCCACCAGTCAGATCTATTTCTCTGACAACAACCGCAGGACTTTCTGACGGTGTACCTAATGCCATTTTGGTTCTTCCTTTTTAATTATATGTTAACATAATAC